TCCCTACTGTCCCCGCAACAACTTGACTATATTAAATCAAAACTGAATACTGGAGGATTAACATGAGCGAGGAACAGGAAATATCGTGGACTAAAAACGATATGATAGAGGTTACACTTAGGGAACCTGATGATTTTCTAAAGGTACGTGAAACTCTCACACGTATTGGAGTAGCATCTAGAAAAGAAAAGAAACTATATCAGTCTTGTCACATCTTACATAAGAAGGGTCAGTACTACATAGTTCACTTCAAAGAATTGTTTGCCTTAGATGGTAAACGGACAAATTTATCTCAAAATGATGTGCAGAGGAGGAATAGGATTGTACAACTACTATCCGATTGGGGTTTAGTTGATGTTCCTAAGAAAGATTCTATATTAGATACTGCTCCTTTAAGTCAGATTAAGATTATTTCCTACAAGGAAAAAGGTGATTGGGATCTTGAGTCCAAATACAACATTGGAAAAAAGAAAACAACCACGGAGGCTTAAATGGCAGATGATAAAGAAGAAGTCCTTGTAGAAGAGGAAGAACAGGAAGAGAAAAAGAAGGGTGCCTTTGGTAGACTAAAGGATGCTATTCTTCCAGATCAAGATGAACAAGCAGCATTACTGTCTAGTATGGTTAGGCTTGGTGTCTTGGTGTGGTCAGGTGGAATATTGACTCTTAATTATGTGGCGATTCCAGGTGTACCGCAACAAAAAATAGATCCAACTTTTATAGCTTCAGTTTTTACAGGAGTTTTAGCTAGCTTCGGAATTCAGACAGCATCTAAGAAGGGTGATGGCACTATGAAGATGAATGGTAACGGTAATGGCAACGGTGCGAATGGTACTGGTCCTAATGGTGGTCCTACACAGACACTTGTGATTGAGCAAGCACCATTAAAGATTATTGCTGTTGATCCAAACAAGAAGGATGAGAAACCTTACACATTGTGATTGATACCTCACCAGAATCAATTAGAATATTTTTGATTCTGGTGTTGCTTATTATTTGGATATGGGTTCTCAATCATCCAACAGATTAAGCGATTCTTAAGTGTGTAAATAGTTCTACCAGACCTAAATATTTAAGACTCTACCTTTATGTGCAAGGGTAGTAAGTACGCACGATGGACTGGGAATTAGAGAATGAGAATCTAAACCTAAAAGATATGATTATTGTTTACGAACAAGAGATCCAAAAGTTAGAGGTTGAAAACAAATCACTTCTTAAGGAGGTGACTTTGCTAAGAAGACTGCTAAAATATAAGACCAACGGTAATTCAGAGACCGAGTTAAACAATGATGCAGTTTCATGAAAAAGATGTTACTCGCATGTTACGTGCATGCGAATACTACAAGAGTATTGTCGGCAATCAAGACCCTTCAGTTGCCCAAGAATACGACAAAGTAATACACAAACTACATAGTTATGAACAAGAGATGGAATGTCCTAACTGTTGGGATCCTACCTCTACATGTGAAATACATGCATGAATGATCTTTGGAAAAATTATAGGAAGGCAGTCTTTGATACCTTTCCTGATCTAAAATTTGAAAAGCAACATGCTAACTGGGAGAATAAGAAAGGCACGAAGTTGACTGCCGACTTATATTCTGGTAAGTATTTTCTTAAGTCCAGACATGTTGACATCTGGGATGAGAAATATCTCAATATTCATAACAATATAATCTATCCTAAGACAGGAGATAATGTTCCCTGTTTTGGTATGGATCTTATGGGATTCAGTCAGAAGAAAGTTATAATTGTATTTGACTTCCAGCATCCTGTAGAGAATTTTTTATTAGAAGTACCTCCATTACCAAAGACGACAGAGACTTATCGTTTCTTTGAGAAGGGTAATCATTTCTCTGACAATATCTTTGTAAGATACTGTGAGGCAGACATGGTTGATACGTACTTACCAACATTTAAATATTATCTGTCACTCTATAAGGAGATGATAGAAGAATCAAAACCAACTGGTGAAGATACTAGTTGCTATAAAGATTTTGA